TACCATCGTCTTCCGCGTCGTCGGCGTCCTTGGTGGTTTTGGTATCGTCCTCGGCGGTTTCGGTCGTTTCGGTATCGGTCGTTTCGGTTTCGCTGCTCGTCGCGTCGATGTCGTCATCCGTTACGTCGTTGATCGCAGCGGCAATCGACTTAGTCTGTTCAGCCATATATCCCCTTCGTTATTCCTCTGCGTCTACGGTTTCATTCTCGGTCGCTCCAGCTCTAGCAGAATACTCTGCGAGCCGAGCTTTGGCAATCGCCAGCTCAGTTCTCAGTGACTTCTCGGCTTTTGATGCGACTGCATCTGCATCCCATGTTTTGAGCTGTTGCTTGATCGCTTTGACCTCCTTGCGAATACGTTTCAGCTCTTTCTTCTCGTATACCTGTGGCGACTCCATCCCAGGATAGCCAGACTCCACTCGCGCATTCACTATCAGGGACGGCTTCGACATCATCCCCTTGCTGCGCATCTTCATCAAGTGGTTAGCGATCGTACCCTTTGCCATAGCCCCTCCGTGCATCATGCGAACAAGTTGCCATACTCAGTGGCGAAACTGCCATTCTTTCGATGTCCACGTAGAAGTTGCTGTAGTGGACTCAGCGATGAATACCCCAGCTGAGACATCTCGTCTTCCCCTCTCCGTGGCTCATACGGTGGTGGGACCGGCGGTTGCGTCTCCTCTGCCGGTGGTGGTGGTTGTGGTGGTGTAACAGATGCTTCCGGAGCGGAAGCAGCAGATGTCTTCTTCGGCTGTGCGCTCTGTTGTGTAGCGCTACCGAATACATCCTTAGCGTCCTTAGTCGGTGCCCACCATAGACCGCCGCCCTTAAGCAATCTGCCAGTAACATCGCCAGCGCCGTCCTGTGAAGGAACCGTTCGACCGCCAGATAGACCGAAGATGTTCGGATCTCCGCTCTTGTAGAAATCCATGCTTTTCCTGGTATTGAACTGCCAGATTAGCATATCTACGAGCGGATTGCCGGTATAGCTGATCTCGCTACCTTCCGTCGTGTCCGCATCCGTTGCTGACGCTTGTGGACCTTGGGCAGCAAGTAGATCGGCAGTGGGCTTGCATGGACTGTCCTCATCTGGGCCGGATGGCGACTGTCCGTCTGGACACTCGGTCGGCTTCTCCCATAAACCCTCGGCTCCACGCGCCGATCGGAACTTTCCTGCCTTGGCGTCCCAGTATTTGTCTATCCATCCCTGGAGAACTGCGTCCGTGAATTCGGGGCGTGCGAAATCCTCCGACCATCCCTCGGCTTTAGCCTTCGCCCGGAGCGCTTGTGGGGTTATGCTCCCAATAGGGCTTCCGTCCGCGTTCACGGCTCCAGCGGCAACTGCATTGGCAAACCACTGTTCCTTACGGTCCTGGCCGCCCCATGATGCAATGATACTCGCCTGGTCTTCCGGACTGAACGTAGCAAAATAGCGTTGCGCTGGAGTCATGGCTACCCTCGTCCTCTTTCAACGAATGGACCGCAACAGTCAGTGGACTGTCTTGACAACTGTACAGAGATGAATGCTGCCGTTCGAGCCATTGGCTTGCGTCTGCACCCATCACAGAGCCAGTGTTTACACCATGAACAGTATTTCACTGTCTCCACTCGCATGCATATATGGCAAAAGCCAATTGCGTTCATCGTGTCAGAAGAAGTATTTCTTCTTTCCTCTGTCGCTGAATTTCTGTGTTCCGTACTGCAGTCCCTTTTCCTTCATAAGCTGACGGCGATGACTACGACTCGTAATCGTGACGCCGCTTATGCCCAACTCGTTCGTAGAGTCGCACCTTGGGTCCTTTTTGTCTAGTATCTGGACATCTACGTACGGCTCTAATGGATCATCGCCAAAGTGTGTAACGACACCGTGTGGACAGAGATACCACTCACCTATCGTGTAGACCATCCCACACGCATCGCACATCGCTTCGCTTGTGCTTGGATGTCCAGTATCAGAATTGCGTGGCATACATGTCTCCTACGACGGTCGCCCTGGAGGATTGGGCGGCTGTTGCGGCTGTGGCCCACCGGGAGCGTTGGCGATTGCGGACTGTACGGACGGAGGAAGCGGCGGAAGCTTTGGCGGACCTGGCGTTGGTGGCGCATTCGGCGACTTCTGTCCAGGCATCGGAGCGACACCCTTCTGTCCAGGCATCGGTCCAGATTTAGCCGCGATCATTTCTTGTTCTAGCTGGTCCCGCTTGGTTAGCGCCTCCATGATTGCCTTCTGGTCTGAGTCGCTCCGAATACCAACGAGGTTGAGCATAAGCTTCAAGAGTTGTGGCGATAGCGAAAGCAGTCGTCCTACGCCTTGCTGCGATAGCAGGTTGAGCACCTGCATTAGCTTCTGAGCATGTTGGCTCTCGGATGTGGGGGACATGCTCTCTACGTCCACCGTCACATCCCAAGATATTCCGCCAGCCGCATCGCCAAGCTCTTCTGATGTGATCTCCCGATATCGCTCAGAGATATCGACTGCGTCCGTGATGAAGTATGGCGAGTATGGGTCTGAGTTCATCGCGACCCACTTCGGAAGTGTCATCTTCTCGATTGCGACAAACAGGAGACCGTTAGCCACTGCGGCAAGCCAGTCAGCAACCTCCTGCTGTTCGTACGAATCACGAACATTGCCCCTCAGCTCAAGAGCCGTGACCTCAGTAGCTGTCGGTGCTCCACCAGCGCTTCTCGTGAGACGTGCAGTAGGAGATACGCCAGCCTGTTCTGAGAAGCCCTCTTCCGACAACGCTATCGTTCTGATGGCAGTGTCGGACATGGATGGCTGCTGTATGGGCTTGATCGCATCCATGTTGCTGTTATTGACTGCGATGAACGTAAAGAAATCGTCTGACTCAAGTTTCGCTAGCTCTTCAGGATCGAATGCATTCTTGTCGTATATGTATCTGGGTCGTGTCCCCTTCCGAATGACCCGAAGATACTCGCGTGAGTCATTGAACTCGTCCTGCTCAGTTAGCCCCGAAAAGACCGGCGGAATCGGATACCACTCTCCAGGCATCACTTCCATGCGCAGGATTATGAGCGGCAGATGATCGAACGCCGTTTCTTTTAGCAGCGTCTCATGGCCCTCGGCGATGACGTACCGTTTCTTCTCGCGGAGATCAAAGAACTTCCATACTCTTGCCATGTCTGGATGGTTGTCGTCACTTGATGATGCGAGCGGAGTAAGATCAGAATCGTACCCAAGGTCACCCATCTTTCCGCTTGCTTTGATGTCTTCTGTACCATCATACGATTCGGTTCTCTTGATGTCCTCGATGTACATCCACTCCCAATAGGCTACCCAGTCTAGAGACTCTGTCGCTGACCTATCGTTAGATGAAACGAAGAACTGACGCGCTGGAATGTACTTGGTGTAGAACGTCTCTTTATGCGGGACCTCCAGGAGAGCCGCTATGTCTGTCGCGATACCGTCTTCCGGCAGTACTCGTCCTTCGTCCTCAAGGTCGTCGCGTATTTCCTCGTTCTCTACAAGCGGCGGCCTAGCAGCGTACGGATTTTCTCCCCACTCGGCGTCGTACCCTACCTCCACAACGCCGAATGCCCACTGCGCCTCCTTGAGCGCGTACATGCACTCGGCTTTGTAGCGCGTCTCTGGCATACGGATTATCGTGTTGATCGTATCCTGCAACAGCCTTGCACGCTGAGTAACTGTCTGCGCTGGAGTATCTTCGCGTGACCGTGATGCCCTGACCCTGACGTATGGGTGGTAGTAGAAGATGTTAGGTATCTTGGCCTTTAGGGAGGACAGGATCTTGTTGATCTGGTACTTCTTCTCGTTCTGTGAATCCTTCTCGTCGCCCTCTGGTCGCTGGAATCCCTTGACGTAGTCGTGCGATCTATCGACCTCGAAATCCTGCTCCCACTTCTCTTTGAGCTTCTTGGCGGTGGCAAGCCTCTTGAAGAGCAGCCGCACGAATTCCTCGCTGCTCTCGGGCTCTTTTTCGTTCCTATCGGATCGATCTGGTTGCAGACCAGTTATTAGTCTGTCGTCATTCTCTCCGAAATCGAGTCCTGGAATTACTGGCGTGTCGCTACCCATGGCTATAACCTATCACCTATGTAAAGCGCCTAGTAGCCGCCCGCTCGGCTACGCCACCGACGATTGTCCCGGTCTTTCTTGACCGACATTTCTCTAATCGGTGGAAGCATCAGCGTCACCCCACCATTGCCCGTGGCGGTCGCATGTACGCGCTTGAGCGGCTGAGGCCCAGGGGTCGGTGCCGGATGGCTCACCACATAGTACCGCAGGGCGTCTAGCGCGTGGTCCGCGATCGTTGGATCACGTTCATCAGAGAAAATAGGCCGTCCGTTGCTCTCGCCTATCTGTACACGTTTTGCAGCCTTCAGTTCGGCGACAACCCTATCGCATCCACGAGGATAGTCTTCGGTGGCCTCTATGAAGTAGAGATGAGGAGCACCAATCTGTCCAGTGATTGGGTGTTTGTGGTTGGGGTCTATCTTGAGGTACTCGCGAAGACGTGAGCGTGTCGCATCTTCGTTGTTATCCGCTTCAGTCCAATGTATTGCGGTGTCTTCTAGTATGAGCTGTCGATCCCTGTATTCGTCCGCAATCGACCATCGCTGCGAGCGTTTCGCATATCCAGATATATTCCTACTCTTGTAGAAAATCTGTGGATCGGCCAGGTTCGATGAGAAAACTAGTCCCCTGGACATTTCAGTAATTGACCTGCGATGGTCCGATATCCCGTATTCCTTTCCGGTCTTTGTCATGCCGGGCTGGTAATATTCCTGCCATATGTACAGGTTGCTATCGCCATCCGCCGCTCCCCAAAGGCAGCACGTTGGCGCCGTATCGCCGTGGTCAAGAGCCCTTCCTAGGCGCATCATATTCCTGATTCGAGCAACCAGTGATGGCTCTGGCTCTATCAGTGACTGTGGATCAACGCGGAAGATGCATCCTTCCGGGCGTCCCCAGTTTCCACGAACGAATCGGTCTACCCATGCGTCATCGCGCGATAGAAGCACGTCGATGTTCTGTTTAGACGCGAACCTATTCTCGCGAGTGTCTGTCTTTCTATACTGGTAACCTTGGTACTTCCATTTCGTCTTCCAATCATCTGAGTCTTCGGAGAAGTGCTCAAAAAGCCAGTGTAGTTCGTCACCAGGAGGGTTTGCTGTAGCGAAGAGGTATGGCGGCGGGAGCGCTTTCCCGGACTTCGTACGCCATGGCCACGGATGTCCGCTCGACTCGTGCTCCTTTACGAGTCTCTCTGGAACCTCGGCATACGCCCACCTACCGACACGCGTCTCAAGCGTTTCCCATGCCGTTGCGCTTATCTCCTCGACCTGGTCTACAAAGCCGAAATTCAGCTCTATGCCGGCGAGCAGTGTTAGCGAGTCCGGCGTATCGAGATGGATGAAGAAAATCTCTGTTCCGTTGTTGAGCCTGAGGTACCCATCGTTGTCGTTCCGTGCGCCTTTGGCATAATGGGCTGGATCCAGCATCGCATAGAACGTCTGCATCGTGGTTTTACGGAGATACTTGGATGTCTTTCTGACCACGGCTATATGCGAACGCGGATACGTGAACGCGAGGTTGAGAATCTTGAGACACGCCCCAAACGTCTTGGCGCTGTTTAGCCCACCAAGAAGCAGCGTCGGCTGAGGGCCGGCTTCGAAAAACCACCGCTGCGCATCTGACGCCCACTCTATAGGACGAGCGCCAGTATCAACGCTGACTGTTGCCGTAGTCATCAGCCTTCATCTTCTTCGTCTTCGAAATCTTTTGATGCGCCAGATATCATATGAGTAGCGTCCACTTCGATCACTTGTCCTTCTACCTGTGGAGAAGTTTTAGGAGGAGGCACTGGAAGCACACGCACAGTTGATATCCTGGAGCCTTCTGGGAGAACAAACATCGGCGGAGGAACGTAACCTTCGACCTGTAGTTCCTTATACCGGCCAGAGAGCCGTACCGCAGCGTTGAGCGCGAGCTTGGCGCCTTCGGACTGCCTGTCCGGATCTTTATCAGATATCATCTTATCCACTACAACCGCAGCGTTGGACGCGAGATTCATCATCCGGCTTTCGAATATCTGTCGCACTCTCTCCATGGCGCGACGGACCTCAGTGCGGAAGAACTCGTTCCGCAACCACACCCGAACGGTTACTATTTTGACTCCAACCGCCACGGCTACCTGGTCGTTCGTTGCTCCGCTAGCGAGCAACATGATGGCACGATGTTGCTTTGGGGACAGGTCCTCAATTGCCATCGTATCTCCTGGCTCATCCTACTTGCGGCTCAAGTCTATGAACCGTCTCGCCCTTTCCGCTGGCGGCACGGGCTTTAATGCGTCGATTATAGCGCGGCGTTTCAACTTGTCGCTAGCCTCGTGCGTGAGAGGACCCATGAAGAACGTAGCGTCACAAGTCTGGTCTTTCCATGTTCTGGTTATGTGATCGATACCTGCCGCCCTGAGATGCTCAAGTACCAGCCGTTTTGTGTCGCCAACGCACTTTAGCAGATAGTAGTCTGGCAAGCATACGGTCGCGAACATCACACCGTTGATATCCTTAATTACGGAATCGTCCATTCGACGCATACTTCAGTTCCTCTGGAAAACACTTGTAGTAGTTACGCCAGAACTGATTCACGAGCCATCCCTGCGCCAGCGCTAACGGCTCATCTGTCAACGGGAACGCGGTCGCGCCCATCTTCCGATGGACGTAATACTGCGCGGCATGGGTCATCTCGTGCGAGACGTACCCTGCTCCTATCTCGGCGTTTAGCATCACGATGAAGCCAGCGAACTTGCTGGTTCTCGTACCACGTCTAGTGATCGTTCGAACAGTCACTTCTTGACAGAACCCGAGAGGAGGATCGTTACTTCTGTGCCCTGTTAGCCATTTCTCAGCACGCGTCATCGCTTTACGCCCGTCCAGAATCAGGACGTGATAGTAGTAGCCATGCTTGCCTCTGTCGCAGTATATTCTGAATGATGCGACAGGCTTCAGCGCTAGCACCCTTCTCTTGATGGTAGCGAACGTCACTTCTTTTTGCTTTGTACCTTCGGCTGCACAGGCTCAGAAGCGATCTCTTCTACTGTAGTGACTGGCGTTTGTTCGCATAGAACGATCGGCTCGGCGTGTTCCCATGGGAGAGTCTCCACATCGAACCCTGCCGCGCCACGGTGCCCGCCGCCCCTAAATGCCTTGGCTACATCGGACACGTCGAAGTCTCCGCGCGACCGAAGCGAGAACTGCCACCGCCCATCATTGCGCCTGAAGTAGCTTGCCGCAAATGGGGCGTCTGGATACAAGTGACATAGCCGCCCAACGTATTCGCTGCAGTTCATGTACGGGAGATTTACCACTGGAACCAAGTAGCCCGCGATCCTTTCCATTCTGGCGTGTTCCAGTGCTTTTGTACCGTACTGATGCATGTACTGAAGGACGAAGTCTCCCCTGTTGGCGACTACGTCTCGTCCCATATGGTACATATCGCTCCACGCCTGAAACGTCATCGGAGTGGACGCAACCCACGCCGTGACCGCTTCAGTGCGGAATAGAATCTGTTTCCACAAGTCGCGATCTTCGATGTAGTCTACCAGCCATATGGCACGTTCGTTGTTGTGGCGTGGCGACCTAAAGCCTCGCTTCAGTGCGTCCTCTTCCTCTAACTCATCGAACGTGATCCCTGCGCCGGATCGATTCATGTCGAACACGATGCGGTCAACGTTCCCTCGCTGCACGCCAGACACTGCAATTTCTTCTAGCAGGCCAGAAAGTGCGGCCTCGGCTGTTTTGTGATGATCGAACACTACCGTCTTCGCAGATTCGATGATGATCTTTTTCATCACGTCTCGTGGATAGCTGAAGTCGAGTATCCACACGTCTCTTCCTTTGCAGTCTGGTGGAGGTTCGTTATAGTTGGCAGGATGAAAATCAGCGTCTCCTCGTAGGGTGTGGAATACCCACGCTGCAGTGAACCCATCGAAACAATGGGCGTGATAGATAACCAGCGGCTTCTGCTTCATCTTATCTGTTCCTTGCTGAAACTTTGGTTTCGATAGTGTCGATCGCATCTATAGCCATGTCGATACACCCGCTTAGGTTGATCGACCCACCGAGACGCGACGACGTGAAGAGATTTGCCGCCATATCCATAACGGCAGCATATCTGATGGCGGTCGATACATCATCGATTGAGGCCATCAGATCTGACATAGAAACGCCTTCCGACTGAGGTGTCTCGTCTGTGCTTCCCAACGCAAATAGATCACTCAGTTTCTTCATCACCTCTCCACTGCGCCATCATGCTCGCCTTTATTTGATCGTACGTCTCTGATACAGTATAGTAGCCGCCACCTATCGTGAAGATATCCACCCGGTCCTCCTGTGGCTGTATCCTGATAATGCTAGATATCTTCAGTGCAAACAGCGCGTTTGTGAGCTTGTTGTGTACTTCTAAAAACCATGGCATCGCCATCGTCTTTCTACACCTTTCTGTTCCATATGAGCAGGACACACTTTCCTTGGTCTATGGTCTTGCGTACCGCGTCGAGCGTACCACTGTTCTCGACCTGACCATTCCAGAATGCGACCATCCAATCGCATGCCTTCACGATCTCTGTGTTTCTAATTGGACCTGCTTTTCTGCCGAAGCGTGACCAGTCTGCGTAGTAGATTTCTGGCTCTGGGAGATGCTTGCAGTGGTTGACGGCCGCGTTCCATGCCATAGTATCGGCACCGGGCGCACCACCCGACACTACAACGGTCCCAGGATCTAGGCCCACAACAAGCCTGCTCACCATCCATGGCGGCCACCATGACCTAGATCCTACCACCGCGACACGCTCACTCATCGCTTCGCCTCGGGGTCATCGGTAGGCCGGTATGGCTCTATGGCTTTCTGTACTCGTCTAAGGGTCGCGTACAGATCGATTGCGCGTTCCCGTGTACCAGTTACGTCTCCGCAGATCGTACACATCGGCTCTGCGCATGACATGCATCGATGGCACCCGTGACATATCGAGACGTACAGGTCGCCGGATTCTCCTCCATCTGGCGTACGTCCGCACTCCACGCATGCCCACCGATCCCTAAGGTCTGATATTTCGTCATGTGCTTCCGACAGCGCCATCAATACTGTTTCAAGCGCATCGGCATGCCCATCTCCTCCCGATCTTCGCAGTGACGGTATGGTCTGTTCTTTAACAACCAGTAGCGCGATACGTAGGTACTCCGGTACATCGAGTGGCGATTTGCTCATGCCTGGCCGTCGCATTCTGGACGCCGATCCCTGTCGCACGGGTTAAGTTGCGTCTCTGTCTGCACGTCAGCTTCTCCTGTGCCCTTACATGTTGGACACACCGATTGGAGCGCCTTGCCGCCTTCCACCCACCCGCATCCATCACAGTCGTGGCATTCCTCTCGTGGTACCGCGGCTGGCACATGTCGTTCAGCGTGGCCGCACACACAGCCGAGTCCTGCGTCGGTCCCATCACACACGGGGTTGCGCAGGGCAGCGTTCAATCCACACTCGCACTCTTCTGGCTTGTCTCCGTAGTACCCACCACAGTTAGCGCCCTGGTGCGCCCCGTACTTTCGCAGCGCCGCCTCGGCTTTGTCGGCGCGGAGTTCGTCTGCAAGTCCAGACTGTCGGAATCGTTCCGCAGCGGCAGCCATTGTCGATCCCGTCTGTCGCAGCCGCTCCACCTCGGCCCGCAGCGTGGCGCACTCGGCCTTCCACTCCACTGCTTCGGCCTGATGGGCAATGTCATCTTGCGTGGCAGACTTCCGCGCTTCGTCCCGCTCGGCCTCGGCCTCAGCGAGTAGGACTCGCCATCCACGCACCGTCTTCTGCGGTGTCTCGCTCACGGCTTCCTCCTCTCCAGCACCCGGCGCGTCCGCAACCGCTTCAGCTCGGCCCGCAGCTTGGCTAGCTCAGCCTCCACGAACGGGTGAGACATCACGCACTGCCTGCACAACTGGCTGCGCTCGCCCCTCGGGTGGTTTGGGTGCGCCCCGTCCTTCCACTCGTTCATGTCCGTCCCTTCCCCATCACCCGGCGCGTCACTGAATCACCCCAGTCAGCGCGAGCCCAACCGCAATCGCCAAGAGGTAGCGGACCGTCCAGCAGACCCAGCACTGGCAGTTCCGAGGGATTACCTGCTCCGTCTCGCTCATGGCTTCCACCCTTCTGCTGGCGCGGTGTCGCGCAGGGCTTCGGTGATAGTCTCTGGCCGGGCTGTGGCGACGAGCATGCGGAGTCGCTGCCCCGCGCACCTGATCTGAACTTCCCCGATGTCATGCCACCACTCGTTCGGCCGGATCGTCCCGGGCCGCGCCGGATACGTGCCGTCGCCGCAGATCGCGCAGACATCTGAGCACGCCGTACTCAGCAACCCCCGCAGCGCCGCCTCGGCCTTGTCGGCCCTCTCCTGCGCGTCGAGTGATGTCTTTCGCAGCTCGGCAATCGTCTCGCCTCGCCGGTTGAACAGCTCGGTCAGCCGTGCCACCTCGGCCAGCAGCGCGTCAATCTCACGAGTCTTCCGCTCACTGTCCCGCATGATCTCAGCGTCGGTAGACTTGAGCGCGTCGAAGTCGGCCCGCAGCGTGGCGCACTCAGCCTCCAGGCCTAGGATCGCCTGCCGATCACGCTCGGTCGCACGCTCCTGATAGGCCGCTTCGGCCAGCACGGCCCTGATCGCCTCGCGGACCCTTTCCATCTCCAGGTCCAGCCGCTCATCCCTACGGCCTGGACTGGTGAGCCACTTCTCCAGCACTGCCTGCGGCGTCTCGCTCATCGTTTACTCCTCCGATGTATTGAACCTACATCTCCTGAACATACCCTTCCCGTGCTCCTCATCGATGTGCCCACAGGCGCACTCATGGCAGAGCGTGTCGTCTGTATCTACCGGTTCGAAGTCTTCGCAGTTGCACGGCTCCATGTGTGTCTCGCTCACGGCTTCACCTTTCCGCGCAGGCGTTCGCACTTCTCACATTTCGGCTTCTTTGATTTGGGTCGCCATTCCCACGTCTGTCCACAGTTAGGACAAAGCCATTCCTTGTGCAGTCTCACCCTGAGGTATGATGGAACGGTAGGCGTCTCGTTCATGGCTCCACATCATCTCTCGAAATTCGTCTGAGCGTAAGCATGCTCGCCACGCCAAAGACGCATCCAACAGCGATGTCGATAATCTCGGCTGCGGTATCCGCATCGACATTGCTTCTGACCGCGTCCTTGAGTTCGTCGTATTCCTCGGCGATGACGCCGAGTATCTCGTGCGGGCTCGCGTAAGCGCCGTACCCGTGTTTCAGCAGGCGGCGGTCGAGATTGGCGCTGATCGCGGAGAGCGCAAGCGCAATATCAGATTCTCCCACACCAGGCCTGAAACATGAAATCTGATTCTCCCGGCTCATGGCTTGGCCTTCTCGGGCGGGGCCGGAAACTGTCGTTCCATGACCCACACCATGCGCTGGAGGCTGCGGGCTTGCCACTCTATGGCCACCGTGGCGCGGTCGGAGTTCTTCCTTATGTTACTGATGTCCATCGTGATCTGTGCGACGTTGTTGCGCACCTGTTTGAGAACCTCGTAGTCGGAGAAGTCCCACTCTGCTACCGTAGGGACCGATGACAACGCGAGGCCAAGCACGAGTCCGACGATGAACTTCTTCATGCTATTCTCCCTGTTTTCCTGTTTCCAGCCGAGACGATCACGTCCTGCGCTTCAATGACTTCGATGCAATGTGGTAGCCTTTCACGTTTGTCTTGGTTAACATCATGACGAACAAGCGCCTTGGTTGCCTCAATAAGATCTGACGAAACAGCGAAGAGAGTTGCGTCGGCTTTCGTTCTGACGGATGCCACCCATTCGCCGGTTTCAGTACGAATATGCCAGAAGCCTCTTCTACCAGGCGGATCATGTCTGGCAATTTCGAGTGGCCCCCGCGTATATCTACTCATGGTTTCTCTCCTTGTTACTGTAGCACTCTGTCGGCGTGACAGTCACGACATTCGCATTTGGCGTGCGTTGCGAAATGCTCCAGACAACACTGTCTCATCATCACGGCACGATTCATCAGGATGTGGTAGAGAAGGAACCCGCCTATGAAAGCGACAACAGTCATGGCTTTGCTCTCCATATTCTGAGTACATTACAGTGTCGGCACCGTTTAGTTGGAGCTGTACCTGGTTTGTGATCGTACGCATAGACGTGAAGTTCTTCTACTGTGTCGAGAAGCGGCTGTATGTGTTTGGCGATGATGCGGTACTTGTTGTCGAGGCTGTAGTCTCCGTCTTTCAGCCTACCTTCTGCGTGCTTGGATAGCTCACTGCTCAGTATGGCTATCGGATGGCGCAGTGTCTTCATTGTTCGACGCTCCTGTTTTGAGTAGGAACTCTACATAATGACGGCTGGGCCAGTGGGTTGGCATACCCAGAGCGTTGTAGTCCATGGCTCGTAGCGCATTCTCCAGATCGTTGGTTCGCCTTTGTTCTCTCTTCAGGCTTAAGCGCATCTCGTGGACGCACACCGGGCATCCCCATCCGTTGCTCGCGTCCGTCTCGTGCTCAAAGCAGCGCATCCGTTGAGCGTTGCGGCGAACCGTCTTGAGGCGCTCTGTAAGCTCTACTACCTCCATTCTGAGTTTCTCGAACCCACACGGCCAAACCTCTCTACACTGTGCGCATATCATGTCTATCGTTCCGCCACCCGGGAGCATGGGATGGCGCTTCTCTAGGAGCGGTAGGTGTCCGGTCATCGTCTTGTCTTTGTCTTCCATGTGTCGTAGTAAGCAGATGCGCTCTTGTGGACCTTGGCGATCCATGGGGATTTCGAGGACCCAGTTGTAATGAGCAGATCTTCGTGCGCTCGTTTCAGCTCTTCAATGCGATCTTCCTGTATGGCCAGTTGTCGTTTGGCGGCGATCAACTCCTCTGGGAGCGGCCACCCGATGGTCATGGCGAAGGCAACCTTGCCCGCCTCTGTCTTCAGGTCTTCGCAGATGCATCGCGAGTGGAACTCCTCCCATGCTTCCAGTAGTTCTAGGTCGGAGCGGAAGCGCTTATACACGGACGGGAACTCATCCGGAAACACGTCGTTGCACCCGGCACTGCCCATGGCTTCCCTTAGCCTGTCCATGAAGGCTTGAGTGACGGCCTTGTACTCTGCATGGTTTAGTTTCTGGTGATCTTCCACAGGCTCACCGCACTTCGGGCATGGGTCGCTCACTTGGGATTTCTCCATATCTTGGCGCACGCGACTATGCCGCTTACGATGTTCTCCACCACGAGCGCCAAAAAGAACAGGGTGATGACGAACAGAATTGGATTCTCTGCGCACCAGTTCAGTGCTCCCATTACGTTCCTCCTTACCTGCTCACTCGGATGCCGCCGCTTGAGCTTGCGCTTCCTTGTGTACCTCCCGCAGGAGGTTGGCAAGGTCGTTCACGTGTACGTAGATGTTGCCCGATACGAGACGGAGTGTCGGCCCCAGTGGGTGCGTGTAGTGATCCTCAATCCACACCCTTGCTCTCTGTTTCGCCCAGTCTTCCATCGATGTCCCCTTCCTATCGTGGGATCTTGATGTCGCCGCTCTTGAGGCGGTCGAGGACTTCCTGCCACGTCTCCACCGCGATATCGACGGCGTTGACGATCATCGTCTTTCTGGTCTTGGGGTCCGCCGCGTCCAACTGCCCGTCGAGGTGTCTCATCGCCTCTGCGATGATCTTCCCCGC